CTCGGTATGTTCTTTAATGAGTTTCATTCTTAGAATCCTCTAGTTGCGTGATTATGTACCCAAACACCAGCTACATCAGAACCAGCTTTTGCTGTTGTGTCGCTTGTTCTACCCCATAGGATCTGCATGTTTTCAGAACCGCTGTATTCTGCAAACTGGATACGAACTGGGTAGTAACGACCAGCAGTTAAGGTAGCAGAGTTAGTATTCTTAGTATGTGTTGAGTTATTTGTATACAAATGACCGTTAGAGCTTGTATTATTACCATCTAATGCATTTGTGCCGAGCCAGAAGTATACATCGTCATCAACATTTGCCCAGAAGTTATAAGTTCCTGTAGTAGGAGCTTTAAAGTATCCAACCCATTCAAGAGTATAGTTGTTTTCTGAAGCAAGATTTTGATCACCAAATCCAACATATGTATCTGCTTGACCAAAGTAACTTGGTTGTGTACGACAGAATGTGACATCATTACCAGATCCTGCGGATGTACCAAAGTTACCAACGAACTTCTTACGCCATAGACCAGCTGTCTCACTAGAAACAGATGTTACGCTTGAACCTGGAACGTATGGTGTACCAGCTGAAGTCATTGTTAATGATACAGCAGTTTCATAAGTACCAGATCCTGGTGTTGGTAGGTCAAATAGACCGGCCGGAGCAGTAAATGGACTACCTGAGATTTCCAATGGACCAACTTGTGATTCATCATCATAAGCTCCATATTGTTCATACTCAACTTTAGAGAAGTAACCTTCTTGTTTGTGTAGTACTACCCATGTTGTAACGTTAGCACCAGAAGCGCCAGCATGTGTAACAAGGATATCTTTATCACTTTGACCGTTTTCAGTAAAACCATATTGGTTAAACTGTACGGTTGGAGAATTTTCTGGAGCACCAGCAAATACAAGATGACCTGTAGCACCAGTTGCACCGCGTCTAAGTGACATAGAAGAACCAAGAGTACCTGAAGTAATTACCGCAGCAACATTAACTACAGGAGCTTGAGCACCAGTTGCTCCTAACACTTGATCTGCAGATACTAAACCAGTCAATGCAAGTGATACATTATCATTTGCACCACTAACTGAAATTATAGTCTCTTTATTTGTATTCTTTACGATATGAGTTGCTAATGCCATGCTTATTCTCCGATTTGCTTGAGTACACCGATAAAGTTATCTTTACTTTGTCTCATGTGCTCAATGATTTCTTGTTGATTGCTAAATAAAGCTTTTAATCTTTCTTGTGTATCTTCATTAATAGCGATTATAGTGCCGTCTTCAAGCTTATAATCGATCTTACCTTCAATGAGTTTATCTAACTTATTAAGGTTTCGTATATCCTGTACAGCAGGATCTACAGTAAATTGTTTAGAGGAAGCAAAATCTATGTATGACTCTATTAAAGTATCTGTAACTTTTATATCATGATGTTCTTTAATAATGTTCGCTATCTTATTTTCTGATATGTCGTCGTATAGTTCTGTCTTAATTTGTTCTTCAATATTCTTAGTATAGTATTTTTGCTTTATATATTGTCTTGCTTCCTCTAAATTCGCAAAAGAAGTCTTCTCTTTATCGATCAATACATTACCTTTGGTAGTTTGCTCGATAAGGTGTCCGTTACTGAATGCTTGATCCGCGATCTCAGCACCAATAATATCAGACGATAACTTCTTACTAAACTGTTTAAAGTACATTACGCGTATCCACGATCCGTTTTAACATAACCAGGTCTCGTAGAGTCAGTAGTAGCGCACTCTTTTTTAATCTTTTTCTCATCAGCGATGTTCATCTTTTGTCCTGAACTTGATGGTTCAGAAGGTAGACGCGCAGGGCCAGAACCAGAAGGGTTGTATGGATCATTCTCCATACATGAGCACTTCTTAGCAGCTTCTACTAAGTCTGCATCTAGACCTGCTTGCTCAGCATCAATCTTTGAGATAGGATTAAACATTAATCAGCTTTCTTGCCAGCTGCAGCCATCTTTTGGAACTTTTCTTTGCCATATTTTTTACGACCAATTGCTGCTGCAACAGCTGCTGGGTTATTTACACCAGGTTTACGTGCTAATTGATTTTTTAATTTAGCAAAGCCCATGTATTTTTCTGTTAAGCTGATCTCGTCATCTTCAGATAGTTCTTCATTGAGCTCTTCTTCTGATAATGCTTGGATGATAGTAGCTACGTCTTCATCAGCAAACTCTTCAAATACTAACTCTTCATCGATTTGTTCTTCTGACTCTTCAACTTGTTCTACACGGAACATGTTTTGAGCTACTGATACACGCATGTCTTCTAACTTAGATGATACACGTGTTGCCATCTCTGCATTAAATGATGCATCAATAGTTGCTGCATCACCTTCAACGATAGCACTGATTAAGTCTTTAACGCCTTGTGTCATTGCATTTCTCCTTATTGTTGTCCGATACCTGGTAATACTGGATTAGGCCCTTGAGTCATATCTCCTTGTAAACCTGGTTGCTGAGGCATCATTGCTGCCATCTCCTCAGTCTCTTGCTTAACTTCTTTTTCAATCTCTTCGATCTCTTCTTCTGACTGCTTGAGTACGAATCGTTTAATATAATTCATACTAAAATAAGTACCTACATAAGGTTGGATCCTATTTAAAGTATCTAATCTTGAATTAAGGATCTCAGAATCTTTTAACTCCGCAAAGTGGTTATCTTCTTGGAAGTCAAATCGTATGTCTTGTACGATCTCATCCCACTCGTCAGGTCTAATAACGTTCTTAGCAATTAACTGGACTCTAAGAGCCTCAGAGAATAATACTGAGAACTTACGTCTAAGTCTTTCGATGAACTTATTAAACTTAACTTCATCTCGAGTAATCTCATTACTTCTACCTAAACTGAATCCTTGATCCGGTTTCATGCGAGATACAGGAACGTTTAAGCATTGGTATAACTTGTTTTGGAAATATTGTATGTCTTCGATCTGTCCGAGGTTTTGACCGCCAGAAAGGGTAGTGATTTCAGTACCTTTTCCACCTTCTCGTCGAGGCATCCAAAAGTCTTCCATCATAGAGAGGTGTTTACGGTCGTCTCGTACTTCGCCTGTTGCGGCATCGTAGACAACTTTATTTCTATACTTATTCATGATATCATTAACGTATTGCTCAGCTTTAAGCTTTGGCAAGTTACCTACGTCAATATAAAATATTCTTCTTTCAGGTGCTCTCGATACACGGTAGATTACCAATGCATCTTCGATCATCTTTAATTGGTTTACAGGTTTAATAGCTTTATGCAGATAACCTAACATGGTGTTAGAGTTAGCGTCTACTAAACCAGAAGGACAATAGATTACCGAATCAATCGATAACTTAACTCCTTGACTTGTATTCTCGTTGATACCTTTATCGTTATAGATATAGAACTCTTCTATACTCTTAACGACGTCGATACCTTTATCGTTCTTACCTTTTTTAAGGTTCTTGATCCTACGAATCTTGCGTGGATCAACGAAACGTAATTCTTGGATACCCTTAGAGATATCTGTCTCATCTAATAAGATGTGATAGTATAATCTACCATCAACATACCATGACCTAAATATGTCATGACCTTTTGAGTTAAACTTATAGAGCTTGAGTATGTTATCAAACTCATCAGCCATTAACTTCTTAATAGATGTAGAAACTTTAACATCGTCTAATACGATCTCAATTGGACTCTCATCATGGTTAGCTACGATCGCTTCATTGACGATGTCTTCTACTGCATTATCGCAATCACCATATTGTGATACTTCGCGATAGCGTCTAATTAAATCATTCTCGTTCTTTATAACACCTTCAAGGTCTACAGTCATGCCATAATAAGCAGCTGCAGCTCCTAAGGTTGATATAAGTGTCGAGCCGTCGTCGACTGAAGGGGCGACGACGTCACCCCCAGTCTTCTTAAGTTCCTTCTTCTTTATCTCAAATCCAAAGATTTCCATTATAAACCCCTAATTATATAGTTCCAATTAAACTGGAAGTGGGAAAGTACCAACTGGAGTATTAACTGCAACGCTAACACCAAAGTTAGAACCTTGTGTACTTGTATCTGAAGTCCAGTAATTGTAAGTAAACTCTACATCAAAAATTTCCATTTGGTTTACCGCATCGTAATCAACAGTGATAGCACCGATGGTTGTTGGGTAAGCATCATGGAATTTATAGCTCTTAACGATAGCACCGTTACGATCTAATTGATGAACTCTTAAGTCCACTTGATAGTCTCGTGGGTTTGTACGACCGTTAGTTTGACTATGATTTTGTACGCCGTCTGACCATTGTTCGATAGCATTTCTGATACCAAATGTTGTGTCATTGTAAACAGCTACAGTCCATGGAGCGAATACACGTTCACCAGCAAAGTTAACTGCACGACCACGGTATTGGATTGGCATGTTTTCTACTGTAGAAGCCGGTAATGCTGCAGCTTTACATAAGAATTGTGCTTGTAGACCAATAGCAGGACCACCAGTAACATATGATGGGAATGTCAATTCGACGCTAAACTGATTGGGACGTGCTCCGCCACCAATCAGTTGGGCTTTAAAATCGCTAATGTTTGCCATATTTTATGTCCTTTTCTTTATCTTTATTATTTATATGTTAAGCACCGATTTCTTCGAACTTAACTGAACTTCTTGCTGCAATGAAGTTTAATGTAATAAAGTTGATTGAACGGTTAGGTTTAATATAGATATCGGCAATGAACTCATTACGGTCGATAACTTCACCTGTGTTGTTTGTGTCATCACATTTAACGCGGAAGTCAGTAACACCGCGACGGCCTTGAACGTCTCTTAAGAATGGCTCAATGAGGTTCTTAAATTGTGCTCTTGTAAAGCTGTCATTGAATTCAAATAATTGATACTTAGCTGCTGTAGCAATTGCTTTTTCAAGTACGATGAATAGACGACGTACGTTGATACGATCGAATGCACTTGGCTTAGCAAGTAATGTCTTATCGCCGAAGAGAACTGTACCTTGACCTGGGAAGTTAACGACTGGGTTAACACCACCCTTATAAAGGTTATCGCGTTCTGTCTTACCTGGATTAACAGCAAGCTTAACAACGTTCTTAACTTGACCACGATTTAGACCAGCTGGAGACCACCATGGATCATTAGTATAGTCTGTACGTGCAGATAAACCAGCGATGTCACCATTTAATGGAACATATCTGTATTTGTCGTTATAACGGTCATATTGATATTTGTAACCAGAATCAAGTACCGCATAAGAAGTACTTGGTAATGCTAAACGATATGTTAAGATAGCGTTTACTGCATCTGAACCTGAACCAATGATGATATCACCACTTGAATCATTTTCCGGAGATACGAATACTACGCAATCTTTACGAACTTCGGCAACGTTGTTGATAACATAAGTAGCAACTGTTGAAGAAGCTTTACCTAAAGCGATCAATGAGATATCATATAACTCATCATTTGCAAATATGGTAAATGCTGTTTGTAATTCACCGTCTGTAGCTGAGAGATCATCTACACCTCCAGATAATGTCTTAGTAACTACTGCTGAAAGGTCTTTGAAACCTACACCTGCTGCAGCAGTTCCCCAAGCTACACCTGAAGTACCTGCGCCGCCAACTGAAGTAGCTACTGTTGTTGTATGATCCATCCACCAGATATACTTAGATTGTGAATTAACTACGTCTTTATAATAGTTGTTTGTACCATCTGACTTCTTAGCATCGCCAGCTTTTGATACGAATGCATATTTTTCTAATACTGTACCAGCTGTGCCAGTCCATAAACCATCAACGTCTACTACGACGATATGTAGTTCGTCGTTTGAACCACTAACTGATTCCGCATAAGTTGAAGTACCTGGAGCAGAATCAAATTGTGTTTCGTATGCCCAACCAGTATATGTCTCTGCGTCAGCCATAGAAACTTTTAATGAGTTACCTAAAGCACCTGGGTATTTAGCAGCCCATTCTCCAACAACGCCTTCGCCGTTAGCATAAGAAGCTGTGTAAGAATCAAAGTTATTGATCTTGATACCTGATGTAGTGATGACTGCAGTAGCAGTAGCATCTGTACCTGGGCCAGTCGCGATAGTTACTAAAGGAGCAGCTGTATAACCAGTACCTGGATTATCAATAACGATAGAAGTAACTGAACCGCCTGTTAGAACCGCATGTGCTGTTGCTTGGACGCCACCAGTAACATTTGGTGCACCTAAAGTAACTAAAGGAGCTGTTACGTATGAGTCACCACCAACTAGTGATGTGAAACCTGTAACTGTACCTGTCTTAGTAACAACAGCGTTTCTTGCACCATTAGTGTCAACGCGAACTGTTAATAAGTTATTTGTGTATGATAGGAAGTTCGCAGCTGTAAAGAATGATTGTGCTGTTGAATCGCTTGGTTTGCCAAATCTTTGTACCAAAACGTTTTCAGATGAAATTGTAACAGGATCTAAAACGGGACCCCATGCAAACACACCTGCAAAAGCGCCAGCTGATGTTGATACCGCTGGAACTATAGCAGAAAAGTCTTTCTCGACTACCGCAACTCCTGGAGATAATTGAAACGCCATTTGTTGATTCTCCTTAAATTATGATTTTTATGATATAAGCTAGAGTCACCTCTATACATATATTTATAACTTCTAAAAATTCAATAGGACTTGTTCGTCCTGGCCACCCCGTCCATCATCCATAAACCCGAATGGAGTAAGCTCATCCTCTATTTGTTTAATACGATTCTCATACATTACTTGCCTAATATTAACATTGTTTAGGTCTTTAAAGTATGGGTTTGTTGTTAACCATCCAAATAACACTAATGTCATCACTAAGTCATCATGATAGCCTTCATCAGCCTCGTAAGAGCCTTTATTGTTCTCGATGAAGGTCGATATCTCTTGTATTGTATCAATGTCTTGGACTAAGAGTCTATTCTCTTCGACTAAGGCTTTGAAGTTCATACAACCGATCCTCTTTACTTTCTTATCAGTATTAACTCCTAGCTGCGCTTTACCGCCGCCAAAGCCACCTGATACTACTTGTCCGTCTGTATTTCTATTCACAAATAATAGGTTCTCATACTCCATCTCAGAGTATAAGATAGATGCTACCTGTTCTGAAGAGTTAACTTCTAATAATACGTATGCTTGATTATATTCTGTAGCTACCTTATATATCACTGATGGGAAAAGCATAGGACTGATGTTGTTGTCTCTATACTTTGCCACTTGTTTATATGGAGCTTCTGTGATATCTACGATAGAGAACGTTGAGTAATCTCCACCTACGCCCTTAGCTGTATCAGCCACTAAGCAATAACTATGATCCTTGATAGGTTTATCATATACATCCAAACCATCCTTACTATATATGATACGTCCTGCAGACATCCTCCCGATCACATCGGCACGCACCAAAGTGAGAGCAGAACCTAAGAAGGTACATAATACTTCTTGGTTATATTTTAGTTCACCAAGCTGTCTCTTTTGTTCTTCTGCCCATTTTTCATCTCTTCCTGGTATTTTCCAGTATGGTATGAATAATGGTACGAAGTCATTACGTTTATTCTCAGCATCGTTCCAAAATTTCCAGAAGTGGTTATAACCTAATGGAGTAGAGCTCAATAATATCTTTGTCGTTTCACCCGCAGATATCGTAGGATATACTGAGGTAAAGAAGTCTTCTGCTACGTTATTAGGTATGATCGCTGCTTCGTCGACATATAGCATGTTAACAGATTTACCGCGGATACCAGAAGCGCTTGTAGCTGCTGTGAACACCTTTGAATTGTTCTCAAGTTCTATATCTCCCTTGTTCCATGTAGTTACACCTTGCTGTAACCATATTGGAAGGTTCTCATACATCAACTGATACCTGTATAAGACCTCACGGGCGGCGGTGGCTTTGTTTGCCAAGATCGCGACTTGTTTCGATTCTTGAAATAGGGTATACCATAAAATATATGCTGCACTAGTTGTCGTCTTACCTTGTTGACGACCTTCCATAAGGATAACTTTTCTATTCTCATGTATTACCTTCACCTTTTCCCTTTGGCACTCATACAACTTAAAGTCTACAAGACCATGATCTAGAGATATGATCTTACAATAGTTTTCAATAAAATAAATGGGGTCTTGAGCACACTTCATGTACTCTTTGACTTGATCTTCTGTAAACGGGATGTTTACACCAGCAGCTTTTAACTGTTGGTTCGCATTATATACTTTTGACATTAGAACTGAGCTTCCCAGTTTTCTGTGACTGGTCCATTAACATCAGGAGCAGTAGCTGTATATTTTCTACCAGGTACAGACATATTGGCTGTAGTGGTAAGGATCACTCCATTCTCTGTAACTGGACCATAGATGTTTGTCTTGACTGTAAATGCTAGCGTATGACTTACGAATCGTCTCTCTTGGAAAGATCCATCATAGTTATCTTCTGCTGTGATACTATTTAATATCACAGGCACGTCTTGTACTATCTCCATGTCAGGTAATGCATTGACGGACAATGTATATTCTGGATTAAATATAGGTAAGATCTGTTCGATGATCTGTGTTGCATCTTCTTGAGTCTTGGTCAACACATATAAGTTGATGTCAATATTATATGGTGCTGGTGAGAACACAGACTTTGCATTAGGATTTGCAGTATTTGTCATGTCTTTACACACGATCTTATTCATCTTATTAGTCTTGCGAGATGCATCGTAGTGATACCCAATAATCTCAAATGATAATCGTGGTAATGATACGTATACGTTATTTGTAAGGTTAGGGTCTGAATCAATACGAACTAACCACTTCTCTTTAGGAGCATAAGCAAGAGGTACTTGTACGACTTGAGCTACATTACCATCATTGTCTTGTCTCGCTATCTTGATGTCTGAGAATAAACGACCAAAAGCAACGATCGTCTTTCTTATAGCACCGTGATAATAGGTTTGTCCGTTTAACATTATGGAGCCTTATGATACGTTGATAGTTCGCCAAATGGGTTGTCTTCGTTAAATACGATACCCTCTGCTTCTTCTTTGAACTTATTATTATCGCCATATGAATCTTGTTTATCAAGGTTGCCAATGATAGCTCGGGCTGCAACGTGTGATCCTCCGCCTCCACTTAAGTGAACTATAGGAGCAGATGTATATCCAGAACCTGGAGCTGTAACTAAGATCTTGACTACTTCACTTGCAGACAATCCATTACCAAGATATGCAGTAGCAGTAGCTCTATAACCAAAAAATGCAAATCTTGCAGTACCATTATCTACTTCACCTGAAGTATGTATAGGTCCAGAACTTGACGTAGTACCTGGAATAGTACATATGTATCTACGACCTCCATAACACACTTGGTCTCCCACTGCAACAGCGGTACTTGCTACCCAATCTTCACCTAATTTTACTGTAGGAGGAGAGGTGTAATCTACGCCCTTATTAGTTATCTTAATCTCAGTCACTGTACCATTAGGGACTTTAGTCTCATCGAAAGACTTGAGAGTCTCAAATACATCGATAGCTGCATTGCCAGTAGTGATGTGTTCTGATGAGTATTGGAATAACTCAACTTGTAACTTATATACGTATAACTTTCCAGCTTGATAGAATGGGTCTTGATGTGTAACGAACTTGATTTCAAACAATCCGCCAGTTAATGGGAAGAATAATAAGTCACCTTCAGCAGGACGATTAGGCAGTATTGATAGACCATGTTGACCAACAAGCTGTTCCCATTTGCGACGAGCTACTGTAAGAGTAGCGCTTTGTTCCATCATGAGGCCAAACTTCTGTATGAATGCACCTTGGCCTTCAAAGCCATTCACTGTCTCAAGGTACATCTCAATGCCATATGCATACTTGAACTGAGATAGACGGTCTTCACCAAGGATCTCGTCTTTACCAACTAATGTGCGTGGAATATAATAGAAGTCTTGTCCATAGATGGATATAGACTCTACTATGATATCCTCATAGGTCAACTGTTCGGAACGAATGCCGTTAGAGAAGTATACTGATCTAGCCAAGGAAAAACTCCAACGGTGCTGACTTATTCAACATCTCATCTTCTAACTCTTTTATCTCTGTGATGGCTTCTGTATACAACTTATCACCGTCGATCGTCACACCACCTGGTAATTGGATGCCTTGGAATTTTTTGATGTTAGTTGCCCATTGGCGTTTAAACAATGCAGTCACATAGCGTCTAAACCATGGCTCGTTCCATACTTTATTGAATGTGGTTGGATCTAATGCTCTATAGCATTCAACAAGGATGAAGTCACCCATAGCAAGAGCTGCATCCCAATTAACGTCAAGAGATAGTCTGCCCATCATACGGTTGAACCTATATAGCGGATAACCGTTTAATTCAAGGTTAAGTAATGAGATGTGCGACATGACCGTCTTATAGTAGATCAATGACGTTGAAGTCAAGTCATATAAGTCGTTAAGTCTTAATTGGTATTGTAAGTCAAATAAGTTCTTTGAGCTGGATGCTGCATTGAACGGGATGACTCTTGTGATGCCATAGATGTAATCAGGAATAGGGAAGTACTTAAGGTCATATGTGCCTAAAGTAACTCCGTCAGCATGAACTACAGCAGTAGCTCCATTATTACCATTGATTGTCTCACCGGCAATGAATGCTCCAGTCGTAGTAGCATTAAAGACATGGTGTTGCTTTGTGTCTTCTGCTGTTATGGTGACGTTCTTACATACGATGATATTATTGGCAGCAGTCCTACCATACTCTGTACATACTGAAGCCGTAGCTCCTGAAGTGGCACCAGTTATAGTAGTCCCTACTGGGAATGCTTCTGAGTTTGTTCCAACGATCTTGATGGTTGAAGCAGTGATCTTTTGCTTGAGGTACATGCGTTCTGCGCCATCAAAGTGATATTGGTTCCAATAGTCAAGAGCTTCATCAATACGTTCCTCTAATTGAGAGTCGTCAACGTTGATCTCTACTACTGGTTCACCAAGGGCTCTTAAAGCGTATTCTGTTAGGGTTGCTCTGCTTGTAACTGCCATGACGATTTCCTAGTGTTTATTCTATATACTATTTATAATAGATTGAACTGAGTAGTCATGATCTTGGATATGGAGATCGTATTTTGTAGGCGGTACGAAGATCTTATCAGTATCTTTGTACTTTGATATAGAAGTTGTATCCATCCAGATAGTAAAGTCAGCATCAAATATGTCTCTACTTTCATGTAGAGGAGCAACAAAATCTACGATCGTATAGTCATCATCTGATACATTAGCTAGGTCTGCTAATCTTTTGGCTTGTCTGATGCGTCCTTCATATGAGAAGTCCCAGTCTTGATATAATGACCTTATCTTATCAGCATTCAGCCATGTCACAGATTTACCTTCATGTCTAAGACTAGCTTCAAGTCTTCCAGCAAGTGTGGTCTTACCAGATCCAGGAAGACCCATTATTAACACTTTAAACATATTGTTTTTCTATCTCAACGAACCTATTATATAGATCTTCGCCAAGGACTTCCTTTGCTGGTTTTGATGTCTTTTCTAATTTAGGTCTAATCGTATGTAAGCCCTCGAATCCCCAAGCTAATAAGTCATCATCATTGGTATCATTCTGTATGTTATTAAAGTCATACTCATGGTTTGGTAACTCTAAAAACTGTTCTATGCGAGCGATCTCATGTTTAGGATTATTAACTATATCATCATACTTAACAACTATGATCTGGTCTGGAACATCTTTCTTGATCTGTTGTACACCTTCCATACACTCTTTAACCATATTAAACCACATCTCTGCCATCCGATTATCATCAGATGCCGGATAACCCTTCAACATAAGGTTCTTATCAAAGTCAGATTTAGTTTGATTTTTAATGATAGTTAACCAACTTGCCATGATACTTGGAAGGTCGCGTTCCACTACAATGACTTTGATCTTTTCTCCGAATAAAGCATTTACTGTAGGCATATTTTGAGCCCATCCACGGCCTTTATCTATGATGATTGGTTCTGGTCTATGCTGCCAAAATGCGGGTAGTATTGCCTTAGTTAAGTTTCTTGCTTGTTCTTCAAAGTAGTTAGCTTTAACTGTTGGATCTTCTCTCCAAGATTCTTGCATCTTTACTGCTACATTAAGCATAGGAGAAGTAGGAGTTACGTATATTGCTGGATTTTGATTGAGTATTGAAGATAAGACTGTTGAGCCAGATCTTGGTAACCCTGATAGGAAGTGTAATTTTTGTTTCATAATATATTTTTAATAGATGAGTAGATTTG